ATTAGCTGCGTCTTCAGCTGACTTAACTGAATCTTCTTCTTCACCTTCTGAGACTTTAATCATTTTGGCAAAAAGTTTCTGTGCATCTTCTTTTCTAGCAGATTTGAGCATATCTACTGCGGCTTGAATAACCCCAGCTTTAGTTTTAGGTACGCTGACAGGTTGAGCTGCTTCAGTTTTGGACTCGTGTTCCTCTTCTTCGTGCTCTTCCTCTTCGTCTTCGTGCTTACCTTCTTTAGCTGCTTTTGCTTCTTCTAGAGACTCGTGAGATTCCTCTTCTTGACTCTCTTGAAGCTGCTCTTCTTCCTCAGTAATGCCTTCTTCTACTATCCCATCTTGATTTAAAATAGTGTCTTCTGACATAATTTTTCTCCTATAATTGAGAGTTTAATTTAGAGAGGAAATTCTTAAAAGCTTTAATCTCTGCTGAAGGTAAACCTCTAGCAGATGTGCTTTTAATTTCAGTCTCAATTTCTTCAATGTCTCTTCTAGCAATGATGCCATTGTTCCATACCCATTCTACACCTTCCATGACTCCGTTAACGAAGGCACTTGGTGCGGAGGGATCTTGAACAATATCTACGGTAGACAACATAAAGTCATTTCCCACATATTGAACACCATTTTTAGATACGAGACTTCCCATACCACGACTTGATACACCAAGCTTAACACCACCTTCGAGTAGTCCTTCGACTATTTGTCCCATTGGGGTTTTAAGAATTGATGCTTTTCCTACAACATCATTTCCCTGCCAGTGCAGATCTGTGATTTTGTGCGAAACTTTATCTAGGTTTACTGTTGGTCCTTCCGGATGATTTAACTCTCCAACAGCTCTTCCTGTTTTAACTTGTTCTGTGACGTATTTTTCTACGGCGCTTTCAAGCGTTCTCTTTTCGTAGATACGTCCATTTTTGTTCTTTTGGTTTGATTGCATGAATACGCCTTCGATGAAATAGTTTTTACTACCATCTTTTTTAGACTCTGCAATCACTTCGAGTTCTTTTTCTACGTATTCTGTTATTAGTTTCATTAGCTTTCTTCTTTTTCTGTTTTACGCTGAACTAACCTTGATGCTACTTCGATTTTTTTAGCTTCGATAGCAGCGGTGAGTTTATCAGCCATAAGAGTATTAAACTCTTTATTTGCATTAACGTTATCACCATCTTGTAAGTTCTTAACTAGATTTTCAGTTGCCATAATTTATTATCCTCGTATAGTTTATTTATAAAAAAATGATTTCTAATCGAATCTAGGATCGTCTGGATCTGGCATATCCAGCTCTCCAGCTTTATTCTCTTTATCGATTTCTTGTTGCATTTTTCTAATATCAGCTTCTGTGAATCGTAAGATGTTCTTTTGTACCCAAGCTTTAGATACAAAAGTACCCATATACTCATCTAAAGATGATAACATTTCAAACCTTTCACGAATCATTTCTGACTCTTTAAGCTCTGAGAAATAGTTATCTTCAATAAAGTCAAAGGTTATCTTTTCTTTCCACGATTTCCAATCCTCTTTAGTAATTACACCTTTTAAGAGTAATTGGGTTTTAAGTAATTGCATGAATAAGTCAGAGAATCTCTTTCTTAATCTATCAACAAACTTCTTAAACTTAACTTCATCCCTTGTGATCTCTGTGGTTCTTCCTAATGTATAGGATGATTCCTGTTCTAATCTATCAGTAGGGACATTTAAACTTCTATATAATTTCTTTTGGAAGTATATAATATCATCAATCTGTCCTAGGTTTTCACCACCAGGTAATGTTGATATTTCAGTTCCTCTTCCACCTTCTCTTCTTGGTAGAAAGAAATCTTCCAACATTGACATGTGCTTACGATCATCTTTAATGTCGCCAGTCTTAGCATCATAAACTAATTTGTTTCGATATTGATTCATAATACCACGTAGGTATTCTTCTGCCTTACCTTTTGGCAAGTTACCAACATCAATATAAAAAATTCTTCTTTCTGGAGCTCTTGATATACGATATATTACAAGAGAATCTTCCATCATTCTTAACTGATTTACAGGCTTTAATGCTTTATGTAAATAAGATAAGATTCTTTTTCTTTGTGGATCCATAACACCTGATGTACAGTATGCTATAGCGTCAGGGTATATCTTAACCCCTTCATTGTATTTTCCCATCATGTTGTCTTGAAAGACAAAATACTCATCTACTTTTTTGATGAGTTTAGCTCCAGTCTTAGGATCCGCTTCTTCTTCGACCTCTTTTACCTTTCTTAATTTGGTAGGATCGATATAACGTAATTCCTTAATTCCTTGCTTCGGATTATCTGTGTCTATAATAATATGATAAGGTAATCTTCCATCAATATACCACTTTCTGA